CCTCAGTAGGAATTTTTTTCGATTTTTGAAAAAATCCAAGTAACGGATCAAGAAATAGGCCGGGAATCAGGCCGGGAATCAGGCCGGGAATCGGGCCGGGAAGGGCCGGGATTTCCGGGAGGGACGAAGCGGAGAGACGGAGGTGAGCGGATGCCGGGAGGAAGGAAACCGCAGCTGACGGTGGTCACGGACAACGAAAAGGCGAGGCACACCAAGGCGGAGCTGGACGCTCGCCGGGAGGGCGAGGTCAGCGGCGCGGGGTCGAAGCTGACGCCGCCCCGGACGCTGTCGAAGCTGGCGAAGAAGGAATGGCGCCGGGTGGTCAAGTTGTACAGGCAGCTGGACGCCGAGGTGATTAACGACCTGGACATCAACCTGCTGGCAGCATACTGCGAGAACGTGGCCATCTTCCAGGAGGCCGAGGCGCAGTACCAGGAGAGACCGCTGGCCCAGTGGGACGAGGACGGCGCGAAGTGGGTGGAGAGCCCCTACATCCGGATCATGGACGGCGCGGCGAAGAACATCATGCGGGCGGCGGAGCAGCTGTGCCTGTCGCCGGTGGGCCGGGCGCGCATGGGCGTGATGGCGGCGAAGAAGCAGCGGGCCGGGGACCCCATGGAGCAATACCTCATGAAGCGCAGAGGCGGCGGCTGAGATGTTTAATCAGGGGTTGGCAGATCAGCACATCGAGTTTCTGCAGCTGCTGAAGCTGACGGGGGACTTTTACGGGCAGCCCTTCCGGCTGCTGCCCTGGCAAAAGGACGTGATCAGCCAGGTCTATGGCACGGTGAAGCCCAACGGGCTGAGGCAGTACCGATACGCCTATCTCGAGATCCCCAAGAAGAACGGCAAGACGGAACTGATCGCGAGCCTCGCCATCGACCACTGTCTGAACGACGCGCCATCCGGCCAGATCTACTGCTGCGCGGCGGACCGGGAGCAGGCGTCCCTGGTGTTCAACGCGGCGGTGCAGAAGATCCAGCAGGACCGCTGCCTGTCGAGGATCTTCAAGATCGTCGAGTCGAAGAAGCAGTTTTTCAACACAGAGACAAAGACCTTCGTGAAGGTCCTGTCCGCCGAGGCCTACAGCAAGCACGGCCTCAATCCCACGGTGGTCATCTTCGACGAGCTCCATGCACTGCAAAAAAGGGATCTGTGGGACGTCATGACCTTCGGCACCGGCGCGGCCCGCGAGGAACAGCTGGTGTGGGTGATCACCACCGCCGGCGACGACCCGGACCACAAGAGCATCGGCTGGGAGCAGCACGACTACGCCAGCAAGGTGCGGGACGGGGAGATCGAGGACCCGACGTGGTTCGTGCGCATCTACGGCGCGCCGGAGGATGCCGACATCTTCGACGAGGCGGTGTGGTTCGCCGCGAACCCGTCGCTGGGCACGACGATCAGCCTGGACAACGTCCGGGCCGAGGCGCTGGCGGCGAAGAACAGCGAGAGCGCGGAGCGCCTTTTCAGGTGGCTGCGGCTCAATCAGTGGGTGTCGCTCAAGAGGGTGGGATGGCTGCCCATCACGCTTTGGGACAAGACGCAGGCGGACTTCGACCGGGAGAGCCTGCGCGGACAGCCCTGTTACCTGGGACTGGACCTGTCCAGCACCACCGACCTGACGGCCATCGCGGCGCTGTTCCCGCCGAGGGACGGGGAGACGCTGTGGCGCTTCTTCATCGAAGCATTCATTCCGGAGCTGAACATGAAGGAGCGGGAGGCGCGGGACCACGTGCCCTTCCGGCAGTGGGTGGACCACGGATTCGTCCAGGCGACGCCCGGGGACAGCATCGACTATGGCAGCATCGCGGCCAGGCTGGCCATGATGGTGCGGGAGTTCGACGTGAAACACATCTGTGCCGACCCGTGGCGGGTGGAGGCGCTGGAGGCCCACATGGACGAGGCTGTGAGCGACAAGGTGGTCCGGATCCCTCAGACCATCGAAGGCATGAGCCCCGCCATGAAGGAAATCGAGCGCATGATGCGCGGCGGTGAGATCGTCCACGGCGTGAACCCATGCGGGCGCTGGGCCTTCGGCAACGTGATCGTGTCGATGGACGGAAACGAGAACCTGAAACCGAACAAGGCGCGCTCCCTGGAGCGCATCGACCCCATTGTGGCGCTGATCAACGCCATGGCCGGCGCGATCCGGCTGGAGAACAAATCCAGCGTGTATGAGCGGCGCGGCCTTCGGGAGCTGTAAGGAGTGACGCAGATTGAGATTCAACCTTTTTCGGCGCAGGGCGCCGGACGCCGGGACGGAGACGCGGCCCCGGGACGCGGTGGCGGGGCTGCCGGCAGTGGGAAATGACGCCGGCTGGGCGGCCTTCCTGGGCGGCAGCGAGGTGCTGGACGGCCTGACGGCGCTGAAAATCGCGGCGGTTTTCCGCTGCGTGGACCTGATCAGCAAGACGATGGCCAGCCTGCCGGTGCACCTGTTCGAGAGTGTGGACGGCGCGCGCAAGGACAAGGCGACGCGCCACCCGCTCTACAGCCTGGTGCTCCGCCTGCCCAACGAATACACCACCGCCTATGACTTTTGGCAGATGTACGTGGCCAACATGCTGTTGACCCGGGGCGCGTTCGCGAAGATCGTGCGCAACGCCCGGGGCGAGGTGACAGCGCTATGGAACATTCCGACGGCAAACGTCACCGGCCCGGACCAGACGCCGGAGGGGACGCGGTACATCACCGTGACCACGTCAGAGGGCAGCGAGACGCTGCTGGCGGGGGAGTATCTGTACGTGCCGAACTTTCGCTACGACAGCGACCGGACGCCGAAGAACCCCATCGCCCTGGCGGCGAAGATCCTGGGCATGGCAAACGACGTGAACAGCCTGTCCGCATCGGCATTCCGCAACGGAGTGAATCCGGGTGGATTCCTGGAGACGCCGACGGGACTGTCCGACAAGGCCTACAACCGACTGGCCGAGGACTTCCAGAAGAAGTACGCCGGCGTGCAGAACGCCGGGAAATTCATCATCCTGGAAGAGGGCACGAAGGCCCAAATGGTGGACCGGGACCTGGAGAAAGCCCAGGCGCTGGACGCGCGGAAATTCGCCGTGACGGAGATCTGCCGGGTGTTCGGCGTGCCGCCGCACCTGTGCATGGACCTGGAGCACGCCACGTTCACCAACATCGAGCAGCAGTCGCTGGAGTTCGTGCGGGACTGCGTGAACCCGAACAGCGTGCGCATCGAGCAGGCCATGTTCCGGGACCTGCTGACGCCGCGGGAGCGTGAGCGGTTCTTCTTCAAGTTCAACACGAACGGCCTTTTGAGGGGCGACACCGCCGCCCGAGTGGCCTATTACAACTCCGCGCGCCAGAACGGATGGCTGAACGCGGACGAGATCAGGGCGCTGGAGGACATGAACCCGCTGCCCGAGGGGCAGGGCGGGGACGTGTACACCGTCAACGGGAACATGATCGCGCTGTCGAATGTCCCGCTGAACATCCCCAAAGGCGCTCAGAAGGGAGCGAACACATGAAATTCTGGGAGTTCAAGAACGAAGGCGAACAGGCCGCGCTGTACCTCTACGGCGAGATCTCCACAGAGAGCTGGTGGGGTGACGAAGTGACGCCGAAGGAGTTCAAAAAGGACCTGGACGCCTGTTCCGGTCCGCTGGATGTGCACATCAACTCCGGCGGCGGCGAGGTATTCGCCGGCCAGGCGATCTACAACATGCTGAAGCGCTACGACGGCGACGTGACTGTGTACATCGACGGCCTGGCCGCATCCATCGCCAGCGTGATCGCCATGGCGGGGGACAAGATCGTGATGCCGGCGAACGCGCTGCTGATGATCCACAACGCCTGGACCTATGGCGCGGGCAACCGCAACGACCTGCGCAAGCTGGCCGACGAATTGGAGATGCTGGACGGCACGATCCGCGACGTCTACGCCGCCCGAGCCGGCGGCGAGGCGCAGACGTTTGCGGATTACATGGACGCGGAGACCTGGTTCACCGCCGAGGAGGCGCTGGAGGCCGGGCTTGTGGACGAGGTGGAGGCCAACAAGGCCGTGGCCGCCTGCCTGAAGGACGGCTTCGCCGTGATCAACGGCCAGCAGGTGGACGTGAGCCGCTACGCCCACGGCGACAAGCTGCGGGACATGGCGGCGAATGGGACTGACAACGGGGGCGAAGGCCAGCCCGTGCAGGATAGCAACCCCGCGCTGGAGGCTCAGCGCGACCGGTTCCGGGCGATGAGGCGCCGGATCCTGGAGACCATCGACCACTGACAAACGGGAGGAAAAGCAGATGAACAAGATTTTTGACATGAAGAACGACCGCGCGAAGATCGTCGCCCAGATGCGCGAGATCATGGACCGCAACGGGGGCGTGGAGATGTCCGCCGAGGACACCGCGACCTATGACAAGCTGGAGAAGGATTTCGACCAGCTGAACGCCGCCATCCTCCGCGAGGAGAAGCAGCAGGAGCGCGAGCGGGCCATGGCCAGCCGCGAGACCGAGAGGAAGGACGGCGAAGTCAGCGACCGGATGAAGCTGTTCGCCAAGGCCCTGAGCGGCAACGCCAACGACGTGGCGGCCTACCGCAACGACACCGTGAACTATACCCTGGGCACCACCGCCACCGCCGGCGCGCTGAGCGCCCCGATGGAGTTCATCGCCCAGCTGATCAAGGGCCTGGACGACGTGCTGTTCATGCGCAACCTGGCCCACAAGACCCCGACCATCGGCGCGGCCCAGACGCTGGGCTTCCCCTATCGCAAGACCGCCGCTTCTGACGCCGAGTGGACCACCGAGGTGGCCGCCGCGAGCGAAGAGCAGGCGCTGGAGTACGGCCGCCGCGAGTTCAAGCCCAACCGCCTGACGAAGCTGATCAAGCTGAGCAAGACCCTGGTGGCCCACTCTGACCTGGCGCCCAGCGCGGTGCTGGACGAGCTCCAGCGCGTGCTGGCCGTGACCCAGGAAAAGGCCTACATGACCGGCGACGGCTCCGGCAAGCCGCTGGGCATCTTCGCTGCCAGCGACAACGGCATCCCGACCAGCCGCGACGTGGCCGCCGCCGGCGCCACCGCCGTGACCGTGGACGACCTGCTGAACGTCAAGTACAGCCTGAAGGGCCAGTATCACGGCCGCGCCCAGTGGGTGATGCACCGCGACCTGGTGAAGCAGGTGGCGAAGCTGAAGAACCTGGAGGGCCAGTACATCTGGCAGCCCTCCACCCAGGCAGGCCAGCCCGACCGGCTGCTGGGCCACCTGGTGAACATGTCCGAGTATGCCCCGAATACCTACACCGCCGGCCTCTACGCCGCCGTGCTGGGCGATTTCGAGTATTACTGGATCTGCGACGCCGACGCGATGACCCTCCAGGTGCTGAACGAGCTGTACGCCGTCAACAACCAGGTGGGCTACCTGTTCGAGTATTTCGGCGACGGCGCGCCGGTGTGCGGCGAGGCCTTCGCCCGCCTGAAGATGGGATCCTGATGAAGATCCGGCTGCTGACGCTGATGGCGGGGCCTGACGGCTCCGCCCAGCCCGGCACGGTGCTGGACGTTTCGGAGGTCGAGGCGCGAGCTCTGGTCTCCGGCGGCTACGCCGAGCCGTTGGAAAAGCCCGCCGAGGCGCGGGCACCGAAGGAGGGGAAAACGGATGCGGTACAGCGTGACGGCGCTGCTGGGCGAGGAGCCCGTAACAGCAAGAGAAGTCCGGGAAAGGCTGCATCTGCTCCCCGGAAACAGTGACGAGGAGACCTACACCATCCTGCCGCTGATCACGGCGGCGCGGGAATACTGCGAAAGCCGCGCGGGATATGCCTTTATCCGGCAGAGGATCACCGCCTGGCCGAGCGCCGAGGAGCTGGCGGCGGGGGAATTCTACCTGCCGCGGCCCCCGGTGACCGAGATCGAGGGCGTGGCGGTCTGCGGGGCAAGCGGCGGACAGGCCGCGCTGCCCGGGTGGCAGCTGATCGCCGACGACGGCCCGCTGGTGCTGGACACCTCCGGGCTGTCCGGGGCCAGGGCGGTGGACCCTGTGGCAGTGACCTACACGGCGGGCGCGGAAAGCTGCCCG